TCATAAGTGCTATCCACTTGCGTGTTTTATTTTTCAAATCTTTCTCCAAGTATCCTTTCTTTTTTCTTCAGAAAACTCATATATCTTCCAAGGGATTCCGTGGTCGTATAAGACTCCTGCCCAAGTAATTTCTATATCGGGCGGGCTTTTTTCTGCGAATGGGAAGGGTACATCTTTAAGCCACAAGACTGTAGCTATTCCTTTCTTTTCTCTTTTTGCAATTTTATGATATTTTAACTTAAGATTTCTCGTCTTTTCATAGTTTATGACTTTTCCGTCATTATCAATAAATGTGCTTCCCCTGTGCTTCATTAGTCCTATTTCATCTTCGATCATATACTTTAAGGGATAAATACTTTTCATTGGACTCTGTAATCTTCTTGCCCCTAAAGTTTCGCCTGGCATATTCAAGTCATCTAAAACTTGATCTTCAATCCACAGAATACCATCTATTACTTCAGCACTATCTGTATGTATAACAAATAAGGGGAAAGTTAAGTCCTCTATAGTATACGCTCTGCTTTTTCGTAGTCTCATACATCTTCTCTGCGATTGCTGCCTTCTTCTTATTTTACTCTGGAATCGTCTTCTATGTCCAGTCATATTGGTCATAATCCATTAGCCAATGTGATAAAATTTTCTCCGATTCTTTTCTATTTTCAGGTTCGTAAACCCATCTGTAACCTTTATATCCCCAGTTATCAATATGCTCCCCAATAAAGTGTAAGTTTGGTTCGTGTTTTGCATGTGCTAGGAGTATTGGGTGTCCGTCTGCATACATATCCATCATGCCATTTTGTGTACCTGTAATCTTTAATCCCCATTCAGGAGCCCACATATGACATACTGCTTTAGATTTTGGTGTAGGGAACATAGATATTCGCATATCTACTATTGTACATTTATCCCATACTGGATAACCGTACTGCTCACCTGTTTCTACATTTACATAGTTATGACTAAAGGGAAGACAAACTCTAGTACAACCTAGTAATTTTTTATACCCCATGCCACCTTCATTTTCCCAAATCATTATAAAATGAGCATCTTCATCATGCTCATCTACTGGGTTCATAATACGTTTATTCCATACTACGAATTGATTTATTCGTTGTTCAACTATTGCATGCCACTCTGCTTTTGTTAAATCGCAAAAGTGTCTAATCTCTTTAATGATACTATCACTATGCTCTTCTTTAATCTTTATAGCTTGTCGCTCTTTGCCTCTAGGTATCTTTATAATGTGCTGCTGTTTCATTTTTGTATCCTCTTAATTATTTTGCTTCGCCTGCATTTCTATAAACAGCCCGTAGCCTAGTCTGTTTATCTTGTGTGTTTAACATTCCATAACCTGGTCTGTTATCTTTCATATCTAAGGGACTATTCTTTTCAACATAATGTAAAAATAGATGCCTAGATGTTTCATGTTTTAAGGCATCTCTGCCATGAAAAGTCTCATGTCCTTTAAAGAATAGAGCATCTCCTCTTTGTAAAATTACTGAGGCAGATGGTTCCCATTTACCTCCAAGGTATGGTTCTGCAAAATGTATAGGCCATACCCCTTCACTTATTTGTATAGTCGCGGAATACTCACATTGCCAACGATCTCTATGGTATTTAAGGACTGCGCCCCTTTGATACTCTCTCATAATTCCATAAGTAAGACTTAAATCTATCCCCATTTGTTTACTTATAATAGGAGCTTTATATACTCCTATAGCTTCACAAAAGCTATCTCCGTATAGATCAAAGGATTTTCCTTGTCTAACTCCGTTAATGTCTCCATAATGACATCTTCCATTTTCTTTCTGAAATTCAAAATGTTGTTCTAGAAGATCGCAAGTTTCTTTCTCTAGGAAGCCTTGATGTATTTCCCAAGTTATATTACTATCCAACTGAATCTTTCCCTATCTTTTGCTCTATATCAAAAAATCTAGTATAATATTCTTTTCCTTCTTGGTATCTAAATACAGCGTCTTTTGCTAGTTTATTAGCGTTTTGAAATTCTCCACACTTATAGCATTTTCCACATGGAATATAACCAGTAATCTCATTATCTTTTCCATGTAATGTTCCTTGAGGAAAGATACAATACCAAATCATTTCATATAACTTTGGATCAACTCTCATTATCAAAGAAAGCATCTCTGCTTTAGACATAAAATCTAATGGATTTCTTATCTCTGGTACTTCTTGGATTGCAGGTAAATGCACTCCAGATGTGTCTAAACAATCACTTAGATAGTTTATCATAATTTTACGGTATTCTCTGAATTGTAAACGCATACGCATATCATCTTCAGCATTACCGCCCATCATAAACCACTTGAATTTAAACTTACCTGGACTACCAATTACACATTGCATAAAAGCACTCAATCCATTTATAATAATTGGAACTTCTCTAGTGTGTCCTATAGTAGAAAGCATACTGGTATCGTTTCCATACGGTAAACCAAAGTACTCAGCTTGTTTTCTACTATAAAAAGCCATTGCATCAGCAAACCCTCTATAGCGTGGTTCGTACCAATGTACACACCACGGAAATATCTCTGGGTCTTTTACTGCGTATAATAGTGTAGCTGTGCTTTCTACACCAGCACTAAGAGGCATATAAGCATTAGTTCTAGGATCTGCACTTGCTACTTGCTCCGCAATTTCCTCAGATGTCATAATCATCTGCTAATCCACCATTTTAATACTGCATCATTTAAATGTTTCCCGCCTATCTTAAGCATTACTGCAATAAGGCATAAGCACATTACTGCGAATGAAGGATTGTCGGGGGCTAATATCATGCCTATTATACAAAATAATACCATGATTTTGTTTATATGTTTTTTAACTGTTTCTATCATAATTTAATATCTCATAGTCTTTCTGATAGAATTTTTCCATCAGTTTTATACTATCTTTGCTCCATTTTATTGGTCTGTAAGTATTATTGGGAACACTAAAGTCATGCCGAGGCTGAATATTTAATGCTTCCCAAATCGTTTGTTCTTCTAGCTTATGTACTTCTGCTTTACCTATAAAGTCTACTTGTAAATGTGGAAAATTCATATCCACTAAATACGGTTCATTATCTACTACTGTATTAGGTACATCATACATTAACCCATATATCATACGGTAAACCCACTCCTCAAAAGGTGTATGTACTAAGTTAGTCCATACAAAGAAGCGGTAGATACTCTCAAACCTTGCTTGAGGGTGTCTTACTACAGTATAATACTTATAGTCAGGATAAAACTGAATCATCTCATGGTACGTAGCGTGCTTCTTCTGAAGTTCTTTAGTACCATGAGTGACTGTAGTCGTCTTTTGTATAGCTTGTTTCATTGGCTGCGGATTGACCATTGCCGTAGCACTTCTATACTTTACTGCAAGAGCTCGTTCAACACTTGTTCCACCTGTTCGAGGTATGTGAACAAACCCTAATCTAGCTTCATTTACTAGCATTTGCAGATCGGTTACTTTGTGTAATTGATTCAACCATTCTATCTGCTGCTTGCTCAACTACTTTATCAATGTCCTTTCTAGGAATCTGTTTATTAGATACTACAATTTCAGGAATTATATAATTCTGTTCTTCCATTAAGTTCGTCATTATTAGTGCCGCTTCGTACGGATCGAGAAAGTTCTCATTCTTATCTACTAATGCTGTGTTTACCCAACCGAGACTAACATTAAAGATTCTGCATTTATTATCGTAAGGCCACTTACTACCAGCCTCAAGACAATAGTCTCTTAATTCTTTTTTATCATGTTCGTATATCTCCCCTGTTAAGCCAGGTTGATATATACTTCCAGATCCAGTATTGATTATATACTTACCTTCTCTGTCTCTCCATTGAGTGTGTAATACTTTTAAAATCTTACTTTGAAGTCTAGGAAACCATGCATTATTAAAGACATAATCTAAATCTTTTCTCAAAATATCATTGATAATATCATTTGCTTCGTCGTTCGCCATATTAAAGCCTGTAGCTCTACTATACCCATAAACTTCATATCCTTTGAACATACAATGGTCATAGATTTCTTTACCTATTCCGCTTGTATGACCTGTAATACCTATTTTTCTCATCTACCTCTCCTATAAGGAACATAACATGTAACCAATCGAGGCGAAGATCATCATAACCATCATAACTAATGCGGTATCTTCATCTTGTCTCGCTTTTTTATTGCGTCTGTAATCATTAGGGCCGACGCGTGCCCTCCTTTTTTCTTTTAAGTTCATTTACTTATAATAATTTTCCCACTTACCAAAACTGTAGTCGTCCCCTATTTCAAAGTCACAACCCACAGGGCAGCCTGGTATTGAAAATCCTCGATCTCTTTGAACGAAGAATTTCAGTTTTTCACAATAGATTTCCATTTCATCTTCAGGCACTTCTGCTAGAATTGAGTCATGCACTAGCCCGAATATCTTGGATTTCATTCCCGTCCTATTGATATATTTTTGCATATCTACTGCGCCCAATAGGTTGATGTCTGACGCAACAGATTGAACCAAGAAGTTAATGCCACTACGAATCTCGTGAGATGAGATACCTTTATCCTTACTCTGGGCATTGGGAAGTCTACGCTTCCGCCCAAACTGACTATAAATAAATGCATTTGCCCTAATAAAAGCATTACAATCATCTAGCCACTTCTTAAGATTGGGGAATGACTCAAAGTATCCCGCAATAACTCTACTTGCTTCTCGTATGTTAAACTCTTTCCCAGAGTCCTTTGTTACCTGCCAACTAATCTTAGCTGGGCCAGCTCCATACATTATTCCAAATGTAACAGCTTTTGCTTGTTGACGCCTATCTCCGTAGAGTTCATCTACTTGACCGACCTCACAAGGTAGTTTAAAGACTTGTTTTGCAATAGTAGAATGGAAATTTCCTCCACTCTTAAATACATCTTGCAAACCTTTGTCTTTTGACAAAACCGCGGCAACATACACTTCCGCCGTAGTCAAATCCATTGAAACAATCTTGTGTCCTTCGTTTGCTTTTATGCAACCTTTAACAGTCGGATTATCTCTAGGCAATTGCTGCATATTCAATTTTCCACTACTAGATAGTCTACCGCTAGTAGTTCCATGTAAATTGAATCCTGTTCTTAATCTTTTGTCTCTATCTAAATTTGGTATAATTTTATCCAAATATGTAGATTTAATTTTTACTTTCTGCCGTATCTCAAGGATAAGTTTCGGAACTGCATGACTTGCCGCCAACTGCCCTAAAACCTCGGCATCAGTGGAATCAGCCCCAGTACCCGTCTTTTTACCCGTTGGGGTTAGACCAATATAATCATATAAAAGTGATCGTAATTGGACTGTACTATTTGGGTTAAAATTAGATCCTTTAGCTTTCTCAAACTGTCTAACTTCTGGAAACTCATATAGCTTTTCTATTGCAGCTTCAATGTCCTTGCTCATAACTTCTTGTGCAAATTCTAATCTTTCCCTATCAAAAGGTACTCCATTACTTTCTACTTGCTTTAAGAAGTTACAACCCTCAAGTAATATATTATCATATACCCACTTAAGTTTTTTATTCTTAACTATAGCTGCCGACATCTTCTCATATAATAAAAAGGTTACTACAGCGTCCATAGCTGCGTAGTTCTTCATTATATCAAAAGGTATCAAATCATAACTGAAGGCGGCTTTAAGTATGCCGTGCTGTTTCCTATAGTTAGCACTCCAGTCATCTAATGGTTTTTCATAATCTCCGTATGGAGTATGCTTCATTGCAAGTTGTTTAAGACCGTGAGTGCCTGGGTTTTCATCAAACATATAATGCATAAGCATTGTATCTTCAAATTTTGGAAAGACAAATCCAAAATGATATTCAAACCATTGTAAATCAAATTTAGCATTATGAAAGACTACTGTTTTTAATCTAAACAGTTCTTGCATTTTACTTTCTATATCTACATCTATAATATCAGCGTCGCAATATATACCGTGATTAGGCTCATAAGACATACTGAAACCAAGCATATAACCATCTCTAGCATAAAGAGCGCTGGTCTCCGAGTCAAGGGCAATGTATGGTCTTGGAGCATCAATTGCGTCCTGTAAGAATTTAAGTGCTGTTTGTTTGTCTTGGATTCCGTAACATTTATCTTCATCTAATTTCTCTAATTTTAATTCGCCACTAACATAACCACTAATACTTTGTACTGCTTCTTCAAATGCTTTCTTTGCTTCAGGTTTAAATCTAATGATAGAAGGATTGATAAGTGCTAAAAATTTCTCATCAATAATCTTACCATTATACTCTGTTACTGAGGTTTTCCTAGTAAAGTATTTGAATGCTTCAGCGCCAACTAGAATGAGCCAGTCATAATCATCTGAATTTATTTCTAAATCCACATCTTTCTTTAATACCTTCTGTTTAGAACTATCTGAACATAAGGCAAATCTGTCAAATTCAAACTCAAAATACTTATCGTAATTCTGAGCAGTTGGTTTTGTTTCTATTAGTGCTATTGTAGCCATTCTTGTAACTCGTTATAACTTATATACTTATATAAGTGGTTTTTTAAATGATACTGGATATTCTTGTTGTTCAAATGGAACTGTCCTTCTCCAGTATTTCCCCTGTGTTGTTTGTCGGAGTAATTAACATTTTCTCCTATCTCATCAGCGTCTATTTTAAATATCACTATAAGATCAGAGAAGAATACTCCGTAAAATAATTGGTCAAATTCAGACTTCTTCACTTGCTGAATATTACTGTCCCAATCATAATCTTCTCGTTCTGCGAACAAGATATGCCTATCACTTTCAAACTGTAAAGCCTTTAGAACATTCTGTTCCGTTATTTTCACAGTATGTGATCTTTGTACTCGTGAAAACTTACACTCTACTCTGACATTGTTAATTTTGTCAAAAAGATCATAATTTAACTGTTTGCTCATAGCTCCGTTAATTATCTTTTTAACCATAATCTCGGCAACTGTGCCGAATCTACGAGTATGCAATCCGAAGATAGCATCTCTTAATTCTATTTCGTAATCTAAGTTCATAATTTAATCGCCAGTAATAAAAATATAGCTAACATAATCATATTAGCAAAAAACATAAGTCCTGCTAGGATAGTATGATACCATATCCATCTAGTCTTATATGCGTTCTCTATTGTTAAATCGTCAGGATCAGCGTCTGCATAGACCTTTTCCTCAAGTTCTTCTTCTTTTCTGCTTCCCCACAGTATTTGATACCATCGTCTCATTCTTTTCCGTATAATTGTTTCTTTAATCTTTTAACCATGTCTGCATTGAAGTCGCCTGGGTCTTGTCCAGGCGGGAGTTTTATTATTTGTACTCCCATTTCCATCTTCTCTGCGACTCCTTTTAGAGTCTCTGCTGCTGTTTGACCAGCTTCGTCCCCATCATACATTATGTCTATTCCCTGTACTCCCTGTAATTTTAAAAGTGAGAGCTTTACCCAATTCATTTGTTGGGTTCCGAAACAACATACTGTATTTCTTAATCCGTGATCCCATAAATTTAGAGCATCAAATATTCCTTCTACTAGGATTACTCTATTATTCATAGGTTTAACCTTCGCTGGGCAGAAGGGCATTTCTACTCCTTGTGGATAGATATAATACTTATCTGTCATTCCACTAATCTTTCTGCCTAACAATGCTACTGTCTTTCCTGTAATGTCTCGAATGGGAAAGATGATGCGACCTTCAAACTTTGGAACATTCCAAGTGAAAGCCTGCCATATCTTCAGAGTTTCCTCTGAGATGTTCCTAAAGGAACCACCCTTCCATTCTATTCTATCCTCTGGGAGTTGGATACCTACAGTTTGCGCTTTTGACTTCGCAATTTTGTCTTTCAATCTGTGTATTCTTACTTCTAACGGACTCTCTGGAGCCCCAAAGTGTGTGAATAGGTTTCCTGAGAAACCACAGGAAAAACAATGCATTATGCCTGTTACCTTGTCAACCCTTAAGCTAGGGTTGCTGTCATCATGTTCAGGATTTAAACATGAGATGATAGCATCTTGTCCTTTGACGGAAAAATCTATGTTGCGCTCGCTTAGTAAATCTATTGCTATCATTATTTATATATTATACTAAATTTTTAACCTTTTGTCAAGAACTATTTTCCTGAGGACTATTCGTACTTATCGGGATCAGGTTCTAATGGTCTCTTTATTAGATCCTTCAATCTTTTTGCTTTAATTCTTGCCTGCCCCAATTCTGATTTATGGTTCCATTCAAGTTCGTCCCCTTCCTTTTCAAAATCTGTCATCAATTTACCACTTGGATCTTGAGCTTCTTCATAGTACATGCTCTTCCAAACCAATTCAACCATTTGAAAATAGATTGCGACTGCCTTGTCTCTAAAATCTTTTTCTCCCCATAGATACCATACTAGCCAATATTCTTTATCTATATTGCAAACTCTTATTTCCTGATCTCCAAGCCATGGATTATCTGGAACTAACTCTGCCATACACCTCATTCTCTGACTACCCGCTATTGGGTACCAGTTAGGCATAGTCAAAATAGGACTTAACATTCCATGTTCTGATAAGCTCTCCATTAAATTTTTATTCAATGGTACACCTTTTATATTTTCTTTAACTTTAGGTTGTTCTAAAAGCCAAGAAATCTTTTTAACATACCAAGTGTGTGGTGGTAATGGTACTAGCTCTGCTGTTGCTCTGCTTATTCTATCATTTGCCATCTTCGTCCTCATCTAACAACTCTCGAATTTCTTTTTCTAGACGAAACCATTCCATACCTTTGGTTATCTCTTGTTGTTGTCTTAATAAGTCTATTAGTTCTTCTTTTCCTACTTTCCTATCATAGTCTTTTTTAGACTTATGTGCGCCCGCGCCAGACTTATTCCTTGATGCCTTTGCAACAGGATTAACTTTACTTATCTTTTTAATTTTCATAAATGCTCCTAACATAAATAGTTCACCGGGATCAATCATTTTAGAACTGAACCCTTCCCTAAGATGGAGTGATCCTTGCGTCTTTCTATCTGTTCAAATACTTTTTGGATAGGATCATCATAGTCTCTTTCTATATCAGAAGGATTATCTTCTGGTGGATAGGTCGTAACTAGATTACCTACTGTACGTCTTTTAATATCATTGTGATTAAACTCAGCCCAATACAGTTCAAATGCAACTCCATCTTCTAATCCTTCGAATTGATGGATACAACCTGGCTTAACTTGTGTAAAGTCGCCCGGATTTAATACTGTTTTGTCTACTAAGTCGTAATCGGTTTGCCAAACTCTAATGAGCATTTTGCCTGATTCTACAAAAAATCCATTCCATTTGAACTCGTGTTCATGTTCTGAACATTTGTAGCCAGCTTTATACTCTATTCTATGGAACTCCAGAACTCCGTTGGCGTGGATTAGTTCTGTTTGTCCCCATATTTTACCTGCTTTCATAATGTTTCTCTGTCCAAATTTCAGTACTCCAATCAAAAAAGTGTTGTAAAAACAACTGATAGATTCCTGAAACTGTTTTAATTTCATACTGTACGGGATCATTCCCGCCAATATCGTAATACTTTTTCCCTTTATACCAACACCCGAAACCTCTGTGTGCTTCTTGTTTGTACTTCCACCTTTCTTCTGTACCTTTGTAATATACATCGCCTAGATAGAAGGCTCTTTTTGGAGAGAACTCATACTGATCTTCTCCATCTGGTGTTGTTCTATGATCTAATTTCCACTCTAAGTTAAGATTCCCATATCTATCTCTTTCTATGGGTTTAATATCTTCAAATATTCCTAAGTATTCGTTTCTATGTTGGCAGTTAAAATCTACTACCCAACCTCTTAAATCATAATACTTCTTATGAATTGTAATCTTTTGATCTTTAATTAAGTTAAATAAAATAAACTGATTTACGCCAGGGTGTATTCTCATTTTTCCACTTTTAATATCACTCCATATTACAACTGGCTCTCTAAAGCCTTGATTTAATACTGATTCTATAAAAGTAAATAAACGTAAATGTATTCTTTCCTTTTGTCTTTCTAGCCAAATAGGAACAAACTCGCCTGAGTTTAGTTCCTTAAAATTAGCTGTAGGAAAGTTTTTCATACTAACTTCAAATACGGCAGCTTGAAAGGGAATACTTGTTACGTCATAAATCACTGTACGTTTCACCAGTACCTCCCATTTGTTCTTTTAAATCTTCTTTTTGATCGGGATCCAATGCAGTCATTGGACCAATCTTTAGTGTCTCCCAATCGAGCTCACTAACAAAAGATTTCATTTCACCGTTTCTCATTTTATCGCATTTGAACTTAATACAATTTTCTTCTTTGCCCCAATGTTCTAGGGTGAATGCAGCATCGACCGCGTCAAGAATACCTCTTGAGAATCGTGCTTCACCTTTGGGATTTGTTTGGTAGGCAGACAGAACCATGCAATTTTGATCTTGAGCAAGCGTTTTCATTGCTTTACTTATCTCAATTTGTTCTGTCCATTCGTACTGCCCAGAGCGACTCGGAACGTTGTGGCGACGCACTTGGTTTAAATAATCAATGACTATTAAACCGAGGTCAGGGTACTCTACTTTCTTCTGTCTAACTGTGCTAATAACTTTAGCCATAGTTAAGCCAGGATCGTAGAACACATCTATCTGTCCTTCTTTCTTTATCTCACAATTTCTGGATAGAGCATAATGGAACTTATCGAAATCATTGTAGATGTCATACTGTTTAAGTACTTCATCTCCTCCGATGAAACGATCTGCCCACCATTCTCCTATTCTATTCCATTCTTTCTCAAAAAGATTTCTCTTTATAAGTCTACCAAGAGGAATGCCTGTAGCCATGCTACACATTCTTTGGAGGATTGGTCTAGAATCCATTTCTATTGTAAAATAAAGAACACTTCGGCCAGCTTGTTGTGCGTGTACTGCTACATTACAACAAGTGAAAGATTTTCCGTGTCCTCTTTGTGCTCCCACAACGACCAAGTCTTTGGGAGAGAACTGAAAGTTAATATCGTAATCTTGGTTTAACCCAAGAGGTAGATAATTAGCTAAATCTTCTTCAGAGTCAAACAACTCAATAGTATCCATTTCGTCACTATCTGCCATTGTATCAACTCTATCTTGAACCTGTACTACAATTTCTTGTAGGTGGTCTATGTTTTCTTTTGCATCTGCGATACTAATTGTTTCATCAATATAGTACTCAAGTTTATTCAATATTTCCGTTTGGGTAAATTGATCCTTGAGATACTCTAGTAACTCGTATGCAGGTACATCAGTTTCGACAGCTTCGATTGCATATACTTTTTCCTGTAGTTCCCGAGACCTAATCTCTGCTTTTAAAGCATCAAATGTTGGGAGAGCATGAAATTTGTGGACGTGCTTGTCCACTACCTTCCATAACTTTTGATATTCGCCTTCGGGTAGGTAATGTTGCTTCAGGCGATTCCATGAATCGAAATCTCCTTCCGCAAGAATTTGCTTAAGTAATGCACTCTCTACTGTCATTTATCTCTCCCAAGATTAACTAGGGAAGATTAAATCTCCCCTAGTTGTTCCTGACAATAAAAAGTTAAGATTGAACTCTTTCTTTTCTTGCTGAACCGTCGTAGTCAGCGCATATAAGTCCACGTCTTGTCAACATAGTCTTTACACCTCTTACAGTTTTACCGATTTCATCAGCAATTTCTTCAACAGTCATGTCGTCGATTGTAAGCTCAGCTAGTGGATCTGCTTTTCCAGAACCTTTAGTGTGCTCTTGCTTAGGGATAGCGTTTATTTCGCCAGCTCTAAGTAAAGAAAGTGCTTTCCCTCTGATAGAGTTTACACTCTTTCCTAGAGACTCTGCAATTCCTTCGATAAATGCGCCGTCATTAACCATTCCTACAAAAGTTGCTTCTTCAGCTTCAGTATAAGTTTTAACACTTTCTACTTTAGGGGCTGGTTTCACATGCTCTGTAAGTTGCATAGAAAGGATCTTACCTTGTATTGATTTTGCACTGAAAGATCCGCTTTCAAAGTTTGAAGCGATCTCAGCGTAAGTGTAACCGCCAGAATTGTCAGTTACAAAAGCTCTTAAAGTTGCTTCTTGATCGTCTGTAAAAGACTTAGTATTGCTACTAGAAGCGAGCTCTACATCATATCCCATTTTTCTTAGCTTGGAGCTTACACTTCTTACTGAAGTTTCAAGATCCTCAGCAGCTGCTGCTACTGTAGCTTGAGAAACGGGGGTTTCGTCACCAACGAAAGATTCTAATGATGCTGTTCTTTCGTCTGTCCATTTAGGTAATGCCATTTTATTTTTCCTCTATAAATTGGTTTAAGTTGTTAATAATAATGACTCCTCGTTCCCGAGCAGTCTGCGTTTTGGCTGACTCTATTCCACTCTCATTTATTAAATAAGTGCAGTCCTTTGTCAGACTGGTTTTTACGGCATAGCCGTGGTTTTCTAGAACTTTTTGTGCATGAGCTTTGCTAGGGAAACTCTTGAGTCTGCCCGAAATACAGACAGTTCCTATTATATCTCGTTTTACAACTTTCTTAGATTTGAAAGTAAAAGGTAATAGTTTGTCGTACTCATTTGCATAAAACTCGGTATCTAACCAATTCAATAGATTAGATGTTGCTTTCGGACCGATACCTGCTTCAGTACAGCTTGCTTCGGAAACCTCTTCGATAGAAGTTATTTTTTCGCATAATTTCTGAGAAGCTGACCGACCAAAAAGCGGTATAGCAAAACTTGGTAATAAGGTTTGAAGATCAGTTGTTTTAGATTTTTCTATCTCGTTTACCAACTTGGTTGCCAATTTTTCAGAGCCCAGTCTGACGGTAATCTCCCCGACAGATAGCTCATAAAGTTCTGGATAATCTAGGAGATCCAACTTTTTAATAGTTGAAGGGCCTAGCCCCTTTATTTTCAAAGATGAGGCGAAGTGTTGTAATTTTTTGTCCCATTGAGCTGGACACATCTTGTTAAAGCAGTAAAGTAGTTCGTTAATAAACTCTAAATCGCTATCGCAAGAGGGGCAGTTCGTTGGGGCTAAAATTTGTTCCATTCGCTCAATTCTCATTCTTTTTCATTTATATTGTATATTATACTAAAAATTTCACCGTGTGTCAAGAGATTTTTTCAGTTTATCACTTATTTTTTGAGATTAAAATTTTCTTCGTCTTCATAGACATAGGTATCTTCCTTGTAAGTTTTGCGTAGCTTATACTCGAAGTACAAAATTTTGATTCGCTTGATAATTTTTTTAATATATTTCATTGTGTTTTATGTCCTGTAATATCTTTGCCGCCATTAAGCTATGTGCTTCTTCTAATGGGTGGTCTTTCTTGCCTAAAGGTAACTTGTGTTTTGTGGTTATGTCATAAAACCCGTCCTCCTCTAGGCAAGGAAGTTCTTTTACGATCTGTTTTTTACTTAATTCTACAGAATCCCAGTAGTTGTTGGTGGCTTCTAAATAGTCCTCATCTAGCAAATACAAGAAAGGCTTGTACTGTCCACTAGAAAATGTATAAAATAGATAAGGAATATCTAATTGTTCTAAAAAGTATTTTGTTGAAAGCATATACTGTATTGTATACTTTAGGTTATGTTTTATGTTTCTTATTTCCTTCATATAACCATTTAAATAGTAATAATGATGATCAGATAAATCAGGGTGATGAAATAAGTTTGTGGTTTCTCTATCAATCTCTAAGGTTCTATGAGATAGTGCAAAATCTTCCCAATTAGTACATCTCCATCTAGGGTTTTGTAATTGGTGGGTAGGTTTATATTTGTTGCCCGAGGTATTTTCTGTAGTCTCTAAGTATTCTAGTCTATTTATACCTGTCCACATTATAACTACTAAATCGTATTTATTAGTTAAACAATGATTCATAGTAGTTCTCCAAATCCTATCATTAGAGCCTCCTACTTTAGCGTCATTATCTTCCTCTTGCCCTAATTCTTTAGCAACAATAGCAGAAAAACGAGTCCTGTACTTATCTTTAAGTTCAAAACCATTAACAAAACTGCAACCATTAAAGTAAATCAAAATACATGTACTCCTGTTAATTTTCTAAACTCATCTGCCTGCACGCCATCATTAACCATAGGCTTTCCTTTCACATTTAGACTTGTATTTAATAACATTGGTATTCCAGTTCTTTCATAATAATTTTCTAGTATCTTTCTTAGGATTGAAGGGTTGTCTTTAGTTACGACCTGAACTCTTGCGCTACCATCAACATGCGTGACTGATTTGTAGTCATGCTTGGCTTTACAGGTGTATTGCATAAATTCGTTTTTCTCTCCTTCAAAGTAGTCATCAAAATACTCCTCCAAGATTGCGGGGGCAAAAGGGCGGAACTTCTGTCGTCTTTTAATACGATTAACTGTGCGTTTAATATCATACCGCACATCACCGAGCAGAGAACGATTGCCCAAAGCTCTAGGTCCAAATTCTGTTTTTCCATTTGCTACTCCTACTACTTTATTTAAAAGTAGATAATCTACTATTCTTCTTGGGTTAGGTGAACCTACTATTTCATTACCCCAAAAACAATGTTTATATTCAACTTTGCGTCCTAGATAACCTAGTGCCGCTCCTAAACTACTTCCTGCATCGCCTGGATTAGGAAATATCCATGTCTTGTTAAATCTGCTAGGTAATATCTTACTATTAGCCACACAGTTTAAAGCTACTCCGCCTCCATAACAAAGATTCTTTCCGTAGTTTTGTGCTACATTCATTACTTGTGTAATCTGTCTCTCTATCTCTAGCTGTGCACTTGCCGCTATATCTTCAGGAGCCTGTCCTTGAAAGTATACTAGAGGTATTCCCCTGTGCCAATTTTTATCTGGTAGGTCAAACATCCATCTCATGTTTAGCTTTGGTTCTCCATAAGCCGCCATACCCATAGTAATGTATTCATCTTCGTTTGGTTTCAATCCAATACGCTTCGTTATAGCACTGTAGAATAGTCCGATACTATGTGGGTATTTCCAGTTGCTGACACATTCTAATTTTCCGTTTCTCGGAACCCAAATACTTGAACAGTCCCACTCTCCAATAGCATCAATTACAACTATAACAATATCATCATCAAAAGGCGCAGTATAATACGCTGCTGCTGCATGACTTTCATGATGTCTTAAATGGTATGAACACCTATTCTCATATTTTGTGAGAGACATGTTTTGATCTGCTCTACGTTGGTTCTTAAGTTCAGTATCTTCGTAAAAAACGGAGACATCTGCGTGTGGATATCGTAAAAATTCTGGGAGGACTGGATCGTTCTTCTTTCCAGTAAACCTTTCTGCGTGGTGTGCTTCGAGAATACTTACTTCATCTGTATAGGGAGAAACTTCCACTAAAGAAGCGGAAGCGTCATGAAATCCCTCACTAATTCCAACTATTTTCATCGAAAAGGTACTCCTCGTGTCCACATATTGAATGAGAACTTTACTCCTTTTGTTACAGGGGTACTCCTATGCCACATATCACAACAAAATAACAGGGCATCTCCTGTATTTAGATTAAAAGGTTTATACCTGTATATTTCTGTTGCTCCGCCTTCAAATTTGTTATTAAGATATACTACACAACTAATACGATAAGGGGCTCTTTTAGTATATAAAGTTTCTATTTCTTCTAAATTGTCTTTGTGCCAATTTAAATCCTCACTAGGAGTAAGCCTATTTATATACTGAGTGGTCTCATCAGATAGTGCAAAATTATAACTATTTCTATTGTATTCTCTAACTAATTGGTGAATATCATCAGGTACGGACTTAACTTTAGCCCTATTAGACTCAATAGGATAATTACGGGGTTGTTCTGCAGCCCCATGATTCTGCATTTTTGTAGAAGAAAAGGGTACAAACTTATCTTGATGTTCTCTAATCATATCATTGCATTGGTCAACTGACCAAAAGCCTTTCTCAATGCCTATTATATTAAATCTTATTCCGTGTTCTATAATCATACCCAAATTAACCCTTCTCTATCTGGAAACGCTTTCAAAATATCACTATCAATAGTAAAACACTCGGTGTGTCCTCCGAACTTTTGTTTCGGTTTATAACTATCTTTTTCAAATGCTTTATGTAGTCTTTGCTCATACTGATACACCTCATAAAGTGTACTAGCATAGGTACGCTGAATCCTAAGGTCATACCCCTTGAACCCTCCGCTCCTTTTAACTACATGACGCCAGTCCTTACCTTTAGCGATTCCAACTTTAATGCACTCTCTTTCAAAAGTCTTTTTATTGACTAGAATAACTCCGTATAATACTCCGTCTACCTCTTTTTCTTCGGGGTAGTTTTTGAAGTATGTTTCATTATATATTCCGCCAGCCATTAGTGAACCGTGAATTTTGTACTGTTGTCTTCGTACTCTTCGAGTAACCCTTCGAACCATTCTTCGTCTAGTTCTATGGTGTCTCTAAAGGCATCTATGTCCATTACTTCATTGCCTTCAGGTATTTTATCACAATACACTTTATACGCTGCATGAAGCTGGGATTCTAAATACAATAACATTATACTCTCCTCACAATTCTAGGGATAATTTCCCCACTTCTAATAACTTCTACATTACACCCAATTTCTAATTCCATTTGATTTATAAATCCAATATTGTGTAAGGTAGCTCTTGAGATATTAGCTCCTCCAATTTCAATAGGTTCAAGAATAGCTGTTGGAGCTACTACTCCACTCTTTCCTGTGTTCCATACTACATCAAGTAGTTTTGTAACTATTCCTTTCTCTCTTGTTTTCAGAGCATATGCTCCTCTAGGGTGGTGGGAAGTATGCCCGAAGTCATTGAAAAATGAGTATTTATCTACGCGGAACACCGTTCCGTCTTGTGGAAACTCATTGTAGTCGCCCATTGTAATAACATTAAACCAGTTGTCTAACATTTTCATATCCTGAGCCCAGTATTCTCCGACATGGGGGTGAATCCCATACACCACTAGGGTCAAATCTCGTCTTTTAAACTCCTCTACATCTTTAAGGTTAAGTGCGCCTGAGGCGTAATTTCTAGCATTTTTAATAGTCTTGGGAGCAACAATTTCACCTGTAATCTGTCTAAGACCAGAGAATAATGTTTTACCCATACTAAGAGCTCTCGGAGCAATATGCTTCATTTTATTACTTATATCAATTCCGTACTTACCATCTCCCCTAGTTAATGCGTCATGGTAAATACCATCTACATAACAAATAGACACAGCTGCGCCGTCCAGTTTAGGAGTGGCAACTACTGCTTTATTTTGATAATCAGGGGGTGTGTCTTCGTTTGAAAAGACTTTTTGAAGTGAATACATTTGGAATGGGTGAGCAAAACGTGTGTCTGCTTCGTGTCCCACTTTAAATTCGCCAGCCGTATTTTCTACTATCCTGTCATACACCTCATCAGGAATGATGGGTGTACCGCGATAGTATTGATCGCGACATTTGCTTAAATATGCTTCCAAATCTCTATTCATGTATATATTATACTAAAATTTGGGGGCGATGTCAAGAACTATTTTTGCTAATCTAAATATATTTGATCGAGTTTGTCTTTGAAATGTTCTTCAAGTATATCCTTCACTTCAGTAAGCGAAAGAATCTCAACTAACCCATCGAAGAAGTTTCTGCTATTGTCGAAATCTAATGGTATGGATACTCCTTCCCTACTAGGCTTCCATTCTTCGTCAAAATCTTGGTAATATTTTCTTATGGATAAATACTCGACGTCTCTAAAGGTGTTGATGGTCAGATAAACACGCTCGTGCTTACCTTCATTGTGATGTATTAGTTTTTCAAATACGGCGGGGGCTTCATGTATTTCTATCATTTTTCAAGATCGCTTGTAAAGGAACAATAGAAGTAACATTCTCAGGCATGAGTAATCTGTAGGAGTCTGTATCCCAGCAGAATAGTAAGACCTGTCGGTTGTTAGGTCTTGCTCTATTTCTTTTTGACTGAATATATTTGTTATCGAAATTCAGAGTACAGACGTTATACTTTAGTCTACGACTGTTTTGACTTCGATAAGTTATTATAGCGTCACCGCATCTATCAACCTGTGCGATAAACTCCTCTTTCTTCATTAGGTTCCTTGTGGGTTAGTACTTATTTCTTACCGTCCCAAACAATGGTATCCTTAAAACCGAGGTCTTTTTGATAGGTGTAAAAATACGCAGGGGACATTGCTGTCCCCCACGATCAGGGGTAGTTATTCGTTTACTGAGCTAATAATCTCTGCAAAATAATTGGCAGCCTTCCCTGTTAGCTTACTAATTATTGTTTCATCTGGCTCTCTGCCTGTGTCGCGAATTGCATTGGTTAAGGTTGCCTGTGCGTCTGCTACAGATACACGACCTCCACCAGTTGATCCACCACTAGATGAACGAGTTGCAGGAGATTTTTTAACATATACACCAGCTCGTGTTAAGATCATTCTTACACCGTTTGGGCTCTCGCCTAAGTCGGAAGCAATGTCTTTAACGATTTCTATACTATCTTCTGGAGTTGGTTCGGCACTAACATACATGTTAATCGCCTGTTCTTTCTTTTCTTGTTCCCAAGCCACTTTTCGTCTCCGTTTTTGTTGTTGTTGAAAGTAAAATCTATCGCCCATGATTTTTCCATTTATAGATATATTATACTAAAAATGGAGAGCGATGTCAAGAACTATATTTTAATAGCTATACCCGTAGGTATCAATGTCTGGCTTAATTATCTTCGATACTATTATTAAAGACTTATTTGTATACCACCTTTTGTAGTCGTTAGAAATCGTTTGCTTCATCAAAATAGAACTATCTATGGGTTCTATGTCTAAAGCTATACAGTCCTGTTCCCAATATTCTAAGGTTATTACTTTCTCATAATGGGAGTAGAGGTCTGCTTGAGACCTTATCTCATTGTTCAGAACCCACTTATCAAAGCCGTACCAATCCCAACTGTCTCTATACAAAGAGACTAGTCTCTCATATGGGTTACGGATTACAGGTATCTTTGCTTCATCGTATTCCAGAAATAAACTCTGATTCATTTTTTAACTCCTTTGCTAATTGTTTACAGTCAGAGACTTTATACTTTAGCATTGGGTCTTCTTCATTTATCGTTTCGAGTTTATCTAGCAATACGGCAAGCTTCTTGCTGCATTCCGCGATTGTGTGTATATCTGCCATTTTACCAAATAAGGTTTTCTGTAGTCTCATACATCTTCTTCAACTAAATTCCTAACATAATTATAAATAAATTGTTGTCTGTAAGACTCTATCAATGCTGGTATCAACATGATAGGCACACAGACGAACGCCATGATTCCAAATAACAGGAAAGTCATATATCGCCAACGATATATTACATGCTCGCTATCAATATTCCCAATAATTCTGATTGAGGGTAAGAATATCTGCCAGATAATCATTATCCAACTTGCTATCCATAAGGGTAGTACCCAATTATAAATGAACTCCATATTTTTCCAGATGCCTTAAACTGCCTATATCATACGCTAGGGCAAATGAATGGAAACCCACTTTACTACCATCAAGCCACGGAAACAGAGTCTTATCCATTTCGTGTTGGGGTATCGGATCTAGCACTTTGAGTGCATAACCTTTTGCCCCGTATTTATCTTCGTAGTTTACACACTCGTCTATGTTTCCATAACACATGTATCCTGGCATTGATGCCTGATACTCTGGTGTAATCTCTCGCTTAATGATTGCAAACTTGTTTTTTCTAGGGTACCAGACTTTTTCACCGACTTCGAATTCTTCTGCTATACATTCTTCTGGTAGCAGAGAGTTTCGTTGTCCTTCATAGTCCGTATCTGCAAGTTTTTGTGGTACTCCAACTCTTTCGATAATTGCTTTTACGAAAGCATTTGACCTGTACATACGCGTTGCTATTGTAGAAATATTACTGCCTTCGAGGTATTCCTCAATGACTGATTTTATTTCCTCTCTTGTCGCGCCCGTACCTCGAAGTTTTGCTTTACGATTTTCTCTGTATTCATATACATCTTGAAATTCGTCTATAATCCTCTGAAGTCGGGTCGTGTTATACCTTATGTTCAGAATCTCACATGCTTCCTTTTTCGTAATAGGTTTTTCATCACTTAGCAACTTAATTACATTGCTAATGTTTGCATCTGTTAATTTTTCATGGTCTTTCTTTTTAATCCCTCTGGTGAGTGCCATAGTCCTCTCCATCTAAAACGACCATATGCTTTTTTCCATAAAGCATTATGGCGTAGTGAATTATTTTCAACAGATCAGCAGGGTTGTGTCCGTCCTTCTTCCCGTATCTCTGGGCGTATTTTATAATGTTTCCGATACAAAATCCTATTCCATGTTCTGCGTCAAAAATTATTTCAGTTGCCTGAATGTTTCCGTTGGCGTAGTGTTGTTCGTAAGTTTTGTCTATGTACTGCTTTAGGTACTGCAATACATCTTCTTCATTAAATTTATACTCTATTTTTTCCTTCATGTTTCTGTCTCAAAAAATGCTACTTGGGTTAATCTTCCTGTCTCCTTGTTATGACCAAAGCTAGAAACTGTAGGGGCGTGAAAATATGTACCTTTAAAAATAAGGCATCTATTGTATCTATTTTCTACTATAGTATGTGGCTTCCACTCGTCTAATCCTGCCTCGAAAAAATTCTCTCTAAAGGCGGGGCCTATTATTGCTGAATCATTTTGGTACTGTTTAGTAGTTTGTGTTCTCGTTTGTTCTACTAAAATTGTTCCAGAATTTGATGGGGGATTAGGAGTGAGATATATAACTGCTGCCCAGAATCCGTCTATGGTTCCTCTATCTTTAGTATGGTCTCCGTGAATCCAATTAAAGTAATGTGATTTCTTATAACCTAAGTTAAAAGATCCATTACTCGTATGGTGATTAAAGTCTACTATTTTTCCTACTATAGACTGTAATCTATTCCGAAGATAAACCATATTAGCATAGTTAGGGTTTTTGGCTCGAACACCTGTATGTGCTCGCTTCTTCTTAATATTTATGCCTTCAATAAAGTTTAACCCAAGAGCTTCCTGTCGGACTGCGTCTGGGTTACTATAAAAGTCATCAACTATATGGATCACTTATCTAGCTCATCGAGTACATCTATTCCACCCTCGATTTTTGCTAAATATTCTTTTGTCCTTGCTAGTTTTCCTTCGAGTACAGTTATTTGCTCTTCAGCTTCTTTCTGTTGCTTCTGAAGGTTTATCCGTAGCATAGTTCTTTGTGTCATAGTTTGCATATTCTGATCGTCTAGTATACCAATTAGTTCAGGTTTCTCCATGCCTGTCTCCGTGAAATCTAAAAGCTCTCAAAACTGTACTAACACCATTCTTTTTAATCATTCTTAATTGTCTACGATTAGCCATATCATTTCTTGCTCTGTCAAACCATGCTTCTTTTTGCTCGTCTGTCCAGTCAGGTGGAAATGTACAGCGCATGCCGTCTATTTCGTATGCACGAACACCAGTTTTTGGATCTTTTATTATGTTTTCTTTTTCCATCTTTTTCTCTAAAAGGGTTAGTCCCTCTCCCGTATATCAGGCAGGTACCGCTTGAAAGGTAGCTCCACTTACTTTTTTATGCTGTGTTAATTACTTAAGTAGCGTTCACACGCTGTATCAATTTTGTGTTGCGTATCCAATCATTAAGTTCACTTCGCGAACGACTTCTGAGGGACTCCCTAATAGCCTTGTGTAATGTGAGCGTAAGCCTCATTACATTTATCTATTCTTTGTCCACATAAACATCGCGAGGATTTTGTCCTGACTCTCATTCGAGCAAGGGCACTATCCCACGCGCTGTTACTATGTTCAAGTTTCTTCTTTGATTTCATATAGTTATTATATCAAAAATTTGAAATCAAGTCAAGAACTATTTTTCGATTGCATATAATAATTACTTACTGTTGATCTTATCTTTCGCTGTACCAGCGTATAAGCCAAACCATGCAGCTCCTGCTCCTACTACTATCGAAATCAATCCAGATTGCTCTAGTGTTGGAGTATCAAGATCCATAAACCACATTGTACAGAAGTATAATAGGTAGATGTAAACTGATAGGAATAAACGAGGGAATATTCTCCACGCGTCTATCATCTGAGATAACCAAATCCATTTTTGCCAAGGATTATCTGGTTCCCTTTCATTTTCCATCTCCATAATTTTCTGCTTTAGTTCGCCGATTTCAGCTACCATAGCCATAAATTTATTAAGATCAATCTCTACCTCGTTCCTAGACATATCGCCTGAGAACTGTTCACTCGGTTGTGCCATTACTTATCTCTCCGATCCAATCATACCATTCTGCTCTCTTATAGGGTTTGCCTGCTGGCTCCCTAAAATGATACGAAATTGATATTCTTGGGCTTAAGGTTTCTACCTTATGATAAAGTTTTTTTGGTAAGTATAATAAGTCTCCTTCGTCTAAATCAACCACCTCATTAAGGGTGATATCTTCTTTTCTACACTCATATGAGAACTCATTATATATGTACCAACGTACGCTTCCTCTTACATGGAAAAGAAAGTTATCCGTACTATCTGCATGGACTGGAAAGCACTGTGCGTCTTTACGACCTGAACAGTATAAATTTGCTTGTCCAATGCCCCAATATTTTTCAAACTCTTTGCATTGATTCCACATTGTTTTATTTAGGAACTCGCAAAGAGAAAGAACAAAACTGTTTCCCTGATTCCAGAGGTCAAATATTTCTTCTCTGGTTAATACTTTATTTTTTATCATCTTAGAGCCTTGTTGAAACTGCTTTTTTCTATGACAATACTTGCCATTGCTAGTTACTATTTGTAACTGCGGCATTCTATCCCAACCACTTAATTTATGACTGTTTAAATACATGTCGAATTCTTTCCAACTAAAGTGGTCTTGGAAGATTGGTTTATCACTTTTTACTATAAAGTATTTCTTATCTCTAAATTCTTTTTCAAATCTCTCTATAGGAAAAGGTAATAATTGTTCAAATGGTATACTCATTTATGAAACCAAGTTACTAAGGAATGTCTTACTCCTTCTGTTACAGGCTTTACCCTGTGTCTTAATGCTGGGTTAAAAATAATAATAGAAAAAGGATCAAATGCACACTCTGGTAATGTAATCCCATCAATTTCTAACTCACCACCTTTATACTGATCTTTGGGAGATAATACTGAAACAAAAGTATACTTTCTATATCCTTCTCCGCTTCCGTCTACATGCCACTTGTAGTTACCACCTACGCCATATGTTATAACTTGTAGGGGTTCTGCTGTTAAGTCTCCATAGGGTTCTTTCATAAAATCAGACAATAGTTCGGTAGTCATAGTATCTTTTAAATATCTAACATCTGCAATTCTAGCATCATCTACTCTAGCTTCATTTAATGACTTACCTACTACGCCAGGTGTTGGTACATGGGTTTTCAATGACTTTATACAGGCACGATATACCTCTAAGTCTAAAGCATTTTCATAGACTGCTACCTTCACTAGAGCTCCTCAGGATTGGATATCATCTTACATTTTATTGCAGCGTCCCATAAAAGTTCTGCTATATCATCTCTAGGATAACTAACCTTACCCCAAGGCGTGTATATGGGGTGCCAAGGTTGACTACTTAAACTTGTAAAATGTAAATGACAAATTTCATCAATTTCAAACTGTGGTATTCCGTCATGGTCTATATTTCCAGTACCATCATACGGCATAATACTCGGGTGAAACCATGAAGTATCTCTACCATCAAAAGAGTTCCATCTAGGATTTAATTCTTTAATTATACCTTCTACTTTCTCTTTGTGTGGACACCCCATACCATTTATAAAGGTATGTTTATAATTATTTGCAAAGGCTTTAATTCTGTCAATAGGTAGTATGTGTTCTTTTGCTCTTTCACAATCAATCAACAATACACTATCACAAAACCAACCTTTAGCATATTCTGTTTGCGCCCAAGAAGTTCCATTGTCGTGTAATCCGTCCCATACCATACCAAATGCATTATAATTTAAATCTGTTTCATATAGTTCTGCTATATCTTTAAAGTTCATTTGGTCAACATCAAGATATATTGCTTTACCTTTAAAATTACATAATTCAGGTATTGCATATCTAAAACAAGTAAAGGGAGTTCCCCACCCATTTCTTCTCCAATCTGGAAATTTACTGGGTCTTAGAAATGTAATATCTAATTTTTCTTTTGTATTTTTAAATAGTGTATAGAGTAGAATCTGCTCTATCCATTTATCTTCTCCATCTCCTGCGCCAATGAATATCTTAATCATCTCTATACTCCGCATGGAAATAAATAGTATCAGGCTCTGGAAGTATCGTTATTAAACTTGTATTTCCTACTAGTATGGCTTGATACTGCTCTAACTTTCTCCACATTTTTCCACGCTCTTGCCAGTTTGGTACTAGCTCTGGGGCATGCATACCTATATCTTTACAGGCAGAAAAGAAAGATAAATCTCTGTCGTTTTCAGTTTTAATTACACTTCCGCCTTTTGTTAAAGGTAGATAAAGATGGTTACTTGGGCAAGACATTCCTGTAGGCATATGAAAACTTCTTTCATTATGTACTACTAAAGATAGATAATAGATAGTAGGTTTATTTAATACTGTTCTTAATTCAGTAAAAATATCCTCTCGTAGTTCCTTCCAGAACGGAGCGGAACATATGTAGGGCGGAGCCTGTGCTAAAGAATAGAACAGATAAGAGTCTGCTCTAGGATATAGCCATGCTCTTTGTGGCGACATAAATTTAGTTGCTTTGTCGCACAAATCTAGAAAAGGTTTTATGTTAGATATTTCGTGTATCACGACAATCTACTGCTCCGTCTTGTAATTTTAAATGTGCCGCGTGTGCCCAATGCACATCTGGCATTTCTATCGTACTTATATGTTCAAAGTTTTTCCACTCTGCCAATGCGATTCTCTGGTTTCCTGTATATGCCAAGTATTGGCGGTTAGGATCGAAGGGTAATATTAAGTCTGGTGTTATGTTTCTCATAGCTAAATAATAATTCGGCACTGTATTAGTTATAATTATAATTGGATCTCTCATTCCATTATAAGAGATGTCTTTCCATAAAGTTTTATAATCTACTGAAGGTAGTACTGCACTTGCTATATCTATTAGCGCTGTCTTCCTAACAATCTTTGTTTTTATATGTAAGTCGTGATCAAAGTACGCGACCTGTAAATCTCTAACTTTACTTTCTAGGTACATTAAGCAAACTGTTTGATTATTTCTTCAACCGCGTCTGCTTTCTCTCCTAAGTGTCTTGGGATAGATACATCTACTACAAATCTAGGCTTACTGCCTTGATTTTTATCTGCAAACCATGTCTCACCATCAAAATCATTTCTTACACAAGTCCAGTCGCCTGCTCCTCGTCTTATTCCCCATTGATCAGGTACTTTAGTTACTACTTTATTTCGTACTGCAACTGAGTATCCGCGACCATTGTTATGAATAAATCTTAAAGAGTGACGTGGCTTATTTTTACTATTGTGCCAGCCAGTAAACCCCTTGTCTGGAGCCATAACTGTAAGAGTATCGTAATACCACTCTGGTGATTTAGCTCCATCTATTCCGCCACGGAAAAGTTGCATAAACCAAGTTTTCATACTATTAAAATCAGCTCCATTTACTGTTGCTAATCTCTCTCTGTTCAACCCACTATAGTCTCTATAGTTGTGTTCTTTAGGATAACCTACAAAGTCATCGTCTGTTTGATAGCTTCTTAAGGTACTATACGAAAGGTCTTGCTTTGGCAACCCCTCCCAAGTATGCGGATATCTATACAAGCTTTGTGCTAGATAATCTAATCTCTTAAGTAACGCTATATTTTTAATTGGAATTTGTTTCATTGTTTCTCAACTTTAAGACCAATAGCTTCTTGGTCTCCTTGAGGTGTTTTTATAGTTACATTTCTATAATACACTACTACCTCTTGTACTTCTCTGATATATCTACGCAGTTCCTGCATATTATAAGTCATCAGTTCGTAGTCTTCAGTAGATATAGCAAAAAATACTATATCTCCGTTGTTCTTTTTCTTTATATCGTCTAGGAACTTATCTAAATAAGTGTACCCTTCAGGCCACGCATTTTCTTTTCCTAGATCACATACCCACTTGCCGTCAATCTTTTGTCTCGGTCTTTTACCTACTTCATCTTTAACGCAGGGGTTTGCTATTTTTGCTGATGATACCACATGCCACTTAGGATCTTTTAGATCAATGTTTCTTGGCATTGTTGGTTGTATAATATCAATCTCAATCGGCTTGGAAGATACTTCTATCTTCTTACTTCCCAATAAGGAGCAACCGCTAGTTACTAGGGTTAATATCAGTACTGGGATCGTCCAGCGAATCGAGTTCTTTACTATCATTTTCTATACTCTCAAATACGGCTTTCGTTTGTTCGTTAGCCCTTGTTTCTATCATACCTGGCTTTGCAATCGCAAGTTTATTTAGGTTGTGTCTCCTAAATATATCCAGATAACCATTCATCTCTTGCTCTATTTGAGCATTTTTACTTGCCATTTGATTCAAGGCTGCGCCCTGTTTCTCATAGCTTTCTTTGATGACTTTTATTGCTTCTTCTTGCTGGGCTATGGCAATTTCTAATTTAGCATTGTTTTCTTTTAATGTCATGTTCTCATTATATAAAAAGAAAGCCAGTACTCCTAGTACGACTGCAATTCCCATAGTTAATTGATTCATGTTTACCCTCTGATTTCTTCGACACTCTCTGGTGTCTCAACATCAATACTTTCGTGCTTTTCTTTTATCATCGCACAACCACTTATTGTTAGTAGTCCTACAACTAAAAGTACAGCCATTGTTTTCAACATTGTTGAATAATAATGTAGTTTCATAATTGTTCTATCCTGTAATTCAACCCGTCCGAGCCCGATATCTCTACTACATCACCATCATCGTTTACGAACTTAATAAATTTCTCTTTCTTTGTGATAAATTTCTTTACTATATAATCTCTGTCATCAGCGTCTCCCCATATCTGATTATAACTTACCACTAGGGAGTAGCGTGGAAAGAGCTTATAATATATCCAATTATAAACCCTTTTAATTAGACTCCAGACTGCTCTAAAGAATCTTCCCACTTTTGCTTTTATCCGTTCCATTCCTCGCCTTCAAAATGTCGAGCTTCTGCTTCGCGTCTTTTAGTTAATCCTGCTAACTGTTGTCCGCCTGCTTTGTCCCATCTTTTTATCTGGTTTGGCACGTCTTCAAAGTTACTTTCGTTCAATCGTTTCAAAAGTGTACTTCTTTTGAAGTTAGTTGGTCCGAGGTTGTAAACCCACACTACCAGTGCATCGAATTGCTCCTGATTGAGTGGTACTTCCACATATCTTTCGACATATCCCTCGTACTCTACCAATTCCTCAAGGAGCATGTGTTCTGCTTCTTCTTGAGTTATTGTCATGCCATCATAGACACCTTTTGTGTGTCCATAACCTATAGTCCATACACCTACTGAGTCTTGGTAAGCTGTTAACTTACAACCCTCAAAATACTTTAAGATGTCATGTCCTTTATTACTTAATTGCATATAAATACTCCATATGAGTCCTGTTGCGAGAAGGATAATAGCTAACCATTGTAGTCGGTTATTCATATTCGTCTCCTATTTAAAAACAGAAGGCATGAGTACGCCTCGAAAGACGCACTCACTATTGTCGTTTAATTACTACTTAATGTCAAAGACTTGGTCTGAACTTGTGTCCTTACCAATAGTAATTGTGAGTAGTCCGTCTTTTAATGCGACATCTTCTACTTGTAGGTCTGAGTTAAGAACAAAGACTTTGTCGAATGACTTAGTGCTGAGTCCCTGATGTAGATAAGGATCACCTCCTTTGTCTTGTCTGTTTCCCCTGATTCTAAGTTCATTGTTATGCAACTTGACTTCAAGGTCTTGTTTACTCCAACCCGGCACAGCAATCTCTAATCGAAATCCCTGTTTACCTTCTACTATATTATATCTTGGATAGGACGGTGTCTCCATGTGGTCGAACCACGCTGGATTATGTCCTAGCCAGAAGTTTCTGAATAGCTCTCTGCTTATTTGATTTGCTACCATAATTTCCTCCTAAATTTACCTTTTCGGTTAAACTTTGCCGACCCTTACGGTATCGACGCCTAAAAGAAAGTGATTTTTTCACTTTCATAGATATTATACCAAAAATAGACCTTGTTGTCAAGAACTATTTTCAGTCATCATATTCAATATACCCTTTATGTCTCGCCCAATCAAGGGTATCTGAAATCCCATTATGTCTCCCAATAGAATAGAAAAGTCCTCCACTACATATAACTAAAGTTAGCCACTGTAGTTCGTTGAAACCTAAACCTAGCATTCTTTTCTCCTTTGTTTTTTACTTGGCGGAGAGAGTAGGATTCGAACCTACGAAGGGCGTTAACCCTTTCTCACTTAGCAAGCGAGCGCTTTAAACCACTCAGCCATCTCTCCTGATTTATTGGCGGTCTGACGGAGAATCGAACTCCGAACTATGCCGTGACAGGGCATTATTATAGCCGTTTAACTACCAGACCATGTTCTGGAGCGGGATATCAGAATCGAACTGATATCTACTGGTTGGAAGCCAGTAGTAATTGCCATTATACTAATCCCGCAAAATTGGGGTGAGCAATGGGGGTCGAACCCACAACCACCTGCTTCACAAGCAGGGGCTCTACCATTGAGCTATACTCACCATGTCTTTGGTGGAGGTGATAAGATTCGAACTTACAACCTTCTACGTGCAAGGCAGATGCTCTCCCATTGAGCTACACCCCCAACTTTTTCTATTTATAGATATATTATACATGGATTTAAGCGCGAGGTCAAGTGTTTTTTGCAACTCCCCTAAAAATAGTTCTTGACTTCATTTCAAAATTCTTGTATAATAATAATATGAAAACTTGGACTGACAAAGAAATCCGCTTCTTACAGAAAGCGTATAACAACGAACCAATCGCAAAGATTGCGTTGGTACTTCTGCGCTCAGAACAAAGTATTCGATCTAAAGTTCACATTATGCGTAAGAAAGGTATTGCCTTTGATCGTAAAAGGGATATTAGAGAAAAGAACTGGGCAAATAATGCCTAAAGTTTACTCTAAAAACATTCCCTTTGATCGCGCACTTAGAATTTTTAGAAGGAAAGTCGATAACTCAGGTATTCTACAAGAGGTACGAAAAAGAGAGTATTATGAGA